AATATGCTCACAGACAGGCATTAACATAGATACTTATTACGATTGGCTAAAAAACAAACCCGAATTTTCCGAAGCAATTAAAAAGGCTAAAGGTGAATACGATGAATTTATTGCAGCGGAAGCGAAAAAATCTTTACTTAAAAAAATACAAGGATACACGGTACAAGAAAAAAAAGTTGTAATGGTTGAAAGTAAAGACAAAGATGAAAGCGGAAAGTCTAAACCTAAAATTAAGGAGCAAACAATTATAGATAAGTACTATCAACCGGATACAGCCGCAATAATATTTACATTAACAAACAAAGTTCCGGAAGAATATCAAAATAAATACAATACTGAACTAACCGGTAAAGATGGCAAGGATTTAATCCCAGAGCCGATTACAATCAGAATTATTGATGAAAAAGAACAGCTAAATGGAAATACTAACGACACGGATTTACAGGGATGTAAATAATGCCTTTAAAGAAGGATTTACAACCTTATCGGCACAAGGATCGGCAAGGTCTTCTAAAACCTTTAATATTGTTATTTGGTTAATTACATTTTGCTTACTTAACCCAGGCACAAGAATATCTATTGTGCGAGGAACGCTACCTTCGTTAAAAGGCTCTGTTTTGGTTGATTTTAAAGAAATTATGATGAATATGCTTCTATGGGATAGTAAGCAATTCAACAAATCGGAATTGATTTATACATTTCCAAACGGCTCATGGGTAGAATTTTTTAGTACCGATAACGAACAAAAGCTAAGAGGGAGGAAAAGGGATATACTTTTTTGTAATGAAGCCAACGAACTGACTGCATTGGAATTTCAGCAGCTTAAATTAAGAACTACAAAGTTTTCAATAATCGATTACAATCCTTCTTTTACGGACGAGCATTGGATAACTGAAATAAACAGAGATAAAAGGACTAAACATATTTTATCAACCTACAAAGATAATCCATTTCTCGAACAAACAATCATTGATGAAATTGAAAGCCTACGTGCAAAAAATGACAGCCTTTGGAAAATATACGGATTAGGAATACAAGCAGTCATTGAAGGATTGATATTTAAAAATGTTGATATTATCGATGAATTTCCTTTTGTTAAGAATAGTTTGTATGGAATGGACTTTGGATTCACTAATGATCCATCTACAGCCGTAAAAGTTTATATTGATGAGATTACCAAAACAGTCTATCTCGATGAGATATTCTACCGTACTCACATGCTTACCTCAGATATTATTAGAGAATTAAAAGCAAACAATATCAATAGAATAATAAGTGAAAGTGCAGACCCGAGAATGATTCAAGAAATCAAAAATGCAGGAATAAACGCTATTCCTGTTGATAAATATCAAGGCTCTGTGCAAGCAGGAATCACAAAAATGCTTGAATATAAATTTTGCATTACAAGACGAAGTACAAACATAATCAAAGAATTTAAAAACTATACCTATCAGCAAGATAAAGAAGGAAAATGGCTAAATATGCCGATTGATGCCTTCAATCATGCTATTGATGCTATAAGATACATATTCCTTACCGAAGTTTTAGGTAAAGGTAAGAAAATTAAAAATTTATCAGGAATATTTTATTAAAAACTACTACTATGAAAAAAGAAGAATTTCAAGTAATATTACAAAATACAAGCGTTAGCGAAATAGTCGAAAAAATTAAAAAAACTCGCACAGATTCGCAACCGGATATTGCAGCTATAAATAATCAGTTGAATCCAGCTAATCACGATGTTATGAATGAATCAATCAGACCTAATAAACAGGTAAAAATTGATTCAAATAATACCGAAACAGCGACTTATACCTCCAATAGTGAAACGACTGAAACGGACACAAGAATTGAAAAGGTTGCGAGAATAGCTATTGCTTTTCAGAAACTTATTGTTAAACGAGCGGTTTCATTCACATATGGGAATCCGTTAATTTTAAATTACGAACCTCAATCAGATTCCGAAAAGACAGTATTAAACGGAATTAAAAAGATTTTGCTTAAAAATAAAGAAACATCACTTAATCGTAAAATTGGCAAAGCAATGTTTTCTTGTACCGAAGCAGCTGAATATTGGTATCCTATTGAAGAACAAAATGCAAAATCACTGTATGGTTTTGATACTAAATACAAGCTAAAATCAGCCGTATTTTCGCCTCTGAAAGGAGATATTTTATACCCTACTTTTGATGACTACGGTGATATGATTGCATTTTCACGTGAATTTACTAAAGAAGTGGATGATAAAGAAGTAGTTTTCTTTGAAACTTACACAGATAGTCAGCATTTCATGTGGAATATAACCGACAAAAAGGCTGTAGAAGGATTTCCTAAGAAGATTGAACTCGGCAAAATACCTATTGTGTACGGCAAGCAGGAACAAACCGAATGGGAAGACGTTCAAAGTATGATTGACAGGCTTGAAAAATTATTATCAAATTTCGCAGATACGAACGACTATCATGCTTCGCCTAAAATCTTTATTAAAGGTCAATTGGTAGGTTTCGGAAGAAAAGGTGAAGCCGGTGCCATTATCGAAGGAGATGAAGGAAGCGATGCAAAATACCTATCATGGCAGCAGGCTCCCGAAGCAGTTAAACTGGAAATAGAAACATTGTTAAATCTTATCTATTCGCTTACTCAAACCCCTAACCTATCTTTTGAATCTGTCAAAGGGTTAGGAAATATTTCAGGTCGTGCCTTAAAACTATTATTTCTTGATGCACATCTAAAAGTTCAAGAAAAACAAGAAGTATTATCAGAATATCATACGAGACGAATTAACCTTATAAAAACTTATATAGGAAATTTTAACAACGGCTTGAAAGCGACTTGCGACTCAATGGATATAGAGCCTGAAATCAATCCTTATATGCTTGATGATGAAGAAACAAAAGTTGATATATTAGTTGCAGCGACAGGTGGAAAACCAATCCTTTCTCAAAAAACTGCTGTCGGTCAATTGAATTATACCAACGACCCTGAAAAAGAATATGAGCTGATATTGGAAGAAGAACAAAGTATCAATACAATAGAAAAATTAGAACCAACAATATAAATTTAAAAATTATGGCAAAGACTACTAAAACAACAGAAAAGAAACTGCATAAAGCAGTTATGTGTGTGCATTGTAAGAATAGCAATCATAAGATTAAAGACTGTCAAATTTACTGCAACAAGAAGCGTAAAAATATGTCCGCTTTTGCGTTGGATTGTTATTATTTTGAATAAATAAATATTTTGATTGTCTTAATACCGTAAAAAACGAGACCGAATATTGAAAATCAATAAATAAAAATCAATAAGTTATGTCTATAAAATGCACAACTGATATAAGCAAATTGTTTGCTAAGATTGATGCAAAAACGGAAGAAGCAAAAGCATCATATACGGAAGCTTTTGAAATGGCTTGTCGTGATATTGTCAACCTTGCAAAGAAAACAAATACCTATAAGGATCAAACAAACAACCTCCGCTCATCTATTGGTTTCATTTTATACGATAGAGGTGAACTTGTTACGGAAAACTTCGGCATGGCAGGAAAAGGAATTAAAGGAGATGGTTCAGAAGGCGTTGTTGAAGGTAAACGAATTGCAGAAGAAGCAGCAAAAACTCATCCCGAAGCTTTAATAGGTGTTATCGTTGCAGGAATGGAATATGCTCTTTACGTTGAAGCAAAAGGTTATGATGTTCTGACAGGCTCCTGCTTACAAGCAAAACAAGTACTTGAAAAATATATCAAAGCATTATAATGAACGAGAAGGAATTACAAGCGTATATTGAAAGAATAAACAAGAAACTAAAGTATTATTACGGTGATGCTTATAAACGTATGCTTAACCTTCCTGAAGTACAAGCAGCAATTAAAAAAGGAACTGAAGATTTTAAGTTTTCCAATTATACAACTAAAAAGGTTGATAAGATAGTTGCAGAATTAACGCAAATCATCAATACTAATCTTCAAAAAGGAATTGCTAACGCATGGAGTTATGGAATTGATAATACAAATAATCATTTAAGTAATGCTTTCGGCAGATTGAATGAAGATTATAAAACAGAGATTGACAAGACGGTTCTACAAGCTACAAAGGATATAAGAAATAAAACAAAAGAATCGTATCGAATAGTAAACGAAAAGAAAGGTGGTATTAACTTATCGCAACGTGTTTGGAATTACAACGACCAAATTAAAAAGGAAATGGAGATTGCCATTCAAAACGGCATAAAACAAGGCAAATCAGCCGATGATATTGCAAGGGATATGAAAAAGTATCTTAACAACCCTGAATCGCTATTTCGCAGAGTAAGAGATAAAGAAACCGACAAATTGAGTTTAAGCAAAGCAGCAAAAGAATACAATCCCGGACAAGGAGTTTATCGAAGTGCCTATAAAAACGCTATGCGACTAATCATAACGGAAGTAAATGCAGCTTATCGGGAAGCAGAATGGGCGAGCTATCAAAACAATCCTCTTATAAAAGGATATGAAATAAGGCTTTCAAATAATCACACAATAATGAGAAATGGCAAAAGAGTGCCTTTTTATGACATTTGCGACGAATTGCAAGGGACATATCCGAAGACGTTTAAATGGACTATGTGGCACCCCCACTGTCGTTGCGTGATGATTCCTATTCTACTCACAGAAAAGGAATTCGCATCAAGAGTAAAAGCACGCAAGGATGGCAACCTAAATGAATGGAAAGCTGATGAAATTAAGGATATGCCGGAAAATTACAATAAATATATAAAAGAAAACAAAGATAGACTTGATAAACTTAAAAATAAACCGAGTTGGTTAATAGACGATAAATTAAATGAAGAATCTCCTAATGAGAATAATATCAAAGAAGCAACAACAAAAGAATAATATCCTGGCAAAGATTAAAAGCAATCTTGAAAAGAAATGTTTTTTGTGTGGAAAGCCTGCTAATGACTTAGCTCATATCCTTCCGAAGTCACTTTATCCGGAATATTACACAGAAAAAAGAAACTTGATAATACTTTGTAGGGAATGTCATGATAAATTTGATAATAATATTGAGTTTCGACAACAAAAAAAAGAATTGTATAATATTGCTAAACAGATAAATAAACAAGCAGCAATAAAATATTTCAAAAAATATTAAAAAAAATGATTTTTGTATTATTATAATGTATATATTTGCAGCGTAAAAAACTACTAAAAAACAAAAACTATGAAAGAGAAATTACTTGCATTACTACAGACGAAGTTCGCAGGCGTGCGTAAAGACGGGCTAAATCAGTTGGCTACAATTATGGCGTTGACTGTAACGACCGATGAAGAAGCAACCTCCGCAGTTGATAAACTTACCGAGCAATCAGTCGGGCAGTTTGTTACAGATTGGCGAAAAGATGTTGATTCAGAAATCTCAAAAGCAAATAAAACTTACGAAGACGGACTTAGAAAGAAGTACGACTTTAAAGAAAAAGGAATTCCGAGCCCTCCGCCACCTCCTACTCCTTCCACCGAATTAAATGCTGATGCTATTGCTGCAATTGTCCAAAAAGCAATTGAACCTTTTGCATCGGAATTAAATTCAATTAAAACTAATAAAGTGGTTGAAACAAGAAAACAATTACTTGCAAAGGAATTAGAGGTGTTAGATGAAGGTTTTAGAACTCCTTACCTGAATGCTTTTGACAGAATGAATTTCAAAGATGATGAAGATTTTAATGCTCATCTATCCAACGTCAAAACCGAAGTTGCTAAAATTCAACAATCTCTCATTGACAAAGGGCTTTCACAACAATCAAAACCCATGTTTGGAAGTGGTTCAGCAAAAACTGATGAAGATGTTTTCGTGCAAAACATGAAAGCAATCAACACAGTAGAAGAAAAAAAATAAATCAACCCTTTAATTATTAAAAAAAATGCAACAGAAAACAACTGAACAAAGCGGTAACAGCTACTCTCACATGTGGGATGTGGCAACCATGAAGCAGTTCGATGGTGGCTTTCTTTTAGATAAAACTTGCTTACCTACAGG